TTGCGACACAATCTGGGGAACGTTGATAGGAAATCCATCTGCATTTGTAGCATTCAGCGGGCCGCCGTTGATGCCATAGTTCAAGTGGGTGGTGAAATCGGTGGAACCGCTCCGAAGACCCCAAAGACCACGATCCGCGGAGCCAACGTTTTCACCCTCAACCACGGGCTGATTAGTGGCGCTTCGTCTGGCTACTGTGACCACTGTATTGCCCAAAATGAAGCTTGGTGTGTTGAGTAGGTCAGTGCCGTCAAACCTCACCACGGGCCGACCGTTAAGAGCCTCTATCGCACCATTGCTGACAATGCGTGGTTGTTGGGTCGGGTCTGTTTGCGTGGCATGGCGACCATTGCCGGATTGGTCATACTCAGTTGTTATAAAGCCGTTGCCACCACCGACAAAAGTAAGCAGGGCCTCGGCGTCCAGATCACCAATCGCAGCAACCGTTTCCGGCACATTCCGCTGCAACAGCGGGCGGGCATTACCAACACCAAGTTCGACATTGACGGCGTAGAAGCGGATGGTTGCATTGACAACCTCGCCATTATTGACGGACATGTAGATGTTAGGCTGAATAAAAGCGGCGTTAGCTGCCGCTACCGCAATAGCCGCGCCGCGCTGCAACGTAGAAGTCACGGGTCCTAAACTAACCCCAGTCCCTCCTATAAAACTGCCAGCATTATTACATTGCTTTCCACGGACAAATAAAGCCCCGCTTGGCGCAGTGCCAGAAACAAGCCTAAAACCTATTGATGTTGTATAAGTAAGGCCGGGCGTCACAGGAGCGTGAATGGTTGGATTAAAAGCACCCGTTGCGCTGTGATTTAATTGCAGAAAATAAGCACTAGATGTTGTGCCTTGCCAACGCACTTCGACATAAGGCTGGCCAAACTCGGTTCCGGTCCCCGTGACAGTCATGGTCACGCCGGGCGCAGTAGACCCACTATCATTGTTAATCGGGATCGCCGCAAGGTTAGTGCGTGTTTGCGTTGCCGTAGCAAAGCCCCTATTGGCCTCGGCGTTGTCCGATGAGCGGCGAACGCGACAAGCCAAAGATGCAGCCGAACTCAGCCGACGCGGGCTGTATGCCGCAGCGGCGGTGATGCCAAGCTCATCCAGCACACCAACAAACGGCGCGGGCGGGTTATCACCAGTGCTTCGAGCGACAGGCCGACCAAGCGGCCCACCTACAGGCCGCGCCAGACTAAGCGCAACAGTCATACGTCAACACTCCGAAGCCGCGCATGGACCGAAACCCCAGTTCCGCCCGTGATCGTCGCGCGATACTGCCCAGCAGGGATCGACACGATCACAGCGCCAGCCGCCGTGAACGCCACAGGCCCCGCGCCGTCGCGCACATCGATCCAGGTGACGTTATCAGCGCCAAGCATCTGAAGGCCCACAGTCGCGCCGCCGAACGTCCCAGCCGCGTCAAAACAGTAATCGCCGCCGAATGCGATGGGAGATGCAGCGCCAGTGACAGAGGCCGCATTGAGAAGTCGAGTGTTGATCTGTTGCTGCATGGCCCAACCTATTTGAAGCATGGGGCGACCGAAGCCGCCCCACCGTTTCAGATGTCGCCACGGGCAGGCATAACCCAATCGGGTTCAGCCGTGCCGAGAGCGGTGTTGATCTCGTTCTGCACCCGAACAGGTTCAGGCGCATCAGCGAACGGCGCAGGCTTCGGCTTCGGTCCCGGCTTCGCCTTCGCAGGCTTTTCCGGTTCAGCAGCAGCCGGTTCCGCAGGGGCCTTGCCGACGATCTCCACCCACGACGGGCGCAGACCTTCATCGGCCATGATCTCATCGGGAACGTCAAACACGTCCCCGATGTCACGGATCATGCGGCCATAGTAACCGCGCGAAACTGCGATGACCTTAGCCATTCGTTTGCGGCCCGGTCAGCGAGATGCCAGCCGTGATACGGCCCGTGGTCGGCGCGGTGCCAGCGATCGTGTAGAGCAGGCGCATGTAACGCTCATTCGTCCCGCGCGGCACGTTGTCCACCAGTTGCGGGAACGAGAACCCAGCCACCAGTTGCGCCAGCGGGATCGCCGGGGAGACAGCCACAGTCGTCGGAGAACCGAACGCGCTGTCTTCATCCACTTGCACCGAGATCGTCAGCGACGTGAGGTTGTTGAAGCTCTCCACCACCTGCACATAGAGCGGCACCGCGCCGCCCGCGCCGATGTCGCGGATCACACCAGACCCGCGCGGGGACAGATCGATCTGATCGACGGAACCAGCCGTGGCGGTAATCGCCTGACGATCAGAGAAGAGGGTTTGACGGTCGAGGATCATGATATGACCTTTCAGATTTCAGTAGGCCAACGGCCTGTTCATGGGTTGGAAGGGGCGACCAAAGCCGCCCCTCATTCAGATCAGACCATCGCAGGCAGGGACGCTTCGGTGTTCAGAAGCGCATCAGTTTCGCGGATCGGGATACCGCGATACATCTTCACTTCCTTGCCTTCGACCGTGGCCGAGGACAGCGCGACCGTGTTGTTCCGCGCCGTGGTCAGCGCCCGGTCAGTGGACTGCGCTTCCAGCACCTGCATGACATCGGTGTTCATGTAGATGGCGATCCGGCTTGCCAGACCGTCGCGGCGACGGGAACGCAGGCGGTAGTAGGCATCACGCATCAGCGCCCACAGATCGACCGTGCCAGCCAGCATGTCGGACACGTCGATATTCGCCACGCGGGCGTTGTAGCGCCAATCCTTGACCGTCAGGCCCATATGCCATTCATAGGTCGCGACCTTGGCATAGTAGGTGTTACCAGCCGCGTCCAGAACAGGCTCTTCGCCCTTGTCCTGCATCGTCACGCCAGCCGTGGTGCCCTCGGGATAGATCAGCGAGGTCGCATGATCGCCCCAAGTCACGAACCAGATCGACGTGTTGTCGGAACCGCGACCGCCGCCGTCCACCACTTGCACATCAGCGCGGCGAGGCGCACCGGCCTTCACGCCAGTGTAGAAAGCGTCATACCGCGCGCCGAGGCCACGGAAGCGTTCGGGCGTGGTGGCGATGTCGTGGTAGAACAGACCAGTCGCCATTTCCTGGTTCATGGTCTCGAAGAACGGCGCACTGTCGATCAGGCGCTGTTTCGCAGGGTCTTTGGCCAGCTTCAGCAGGCGCGTGTCGATGGACGAGCGGGCTTCAAGGAAGCCGGTCGTGTCGTCAACTTGCTGCATCGTGGTCTTCGACTGCGGAACACCCTGATAGAGACGGCCCCAAGTGGCGGTCGGAAGGCCCGTGCGGATCATGGTGCGTTCAGTCGCGCCCATGTTGCAAGCCCGCGCGATGGCGTCATCAAGGATCGGGTTGTCAGCAGCAAGAAGTTCGATCACCTGCCCAGGGCCGGAAGCCTTGTGAGCATCGATCAGTTGCGGGAAAGTTTGGCCGATGATGGGCATTTATTTAACCTTTCGGTGCGTCAGACGGGAACAAGGTGTAAGCAGCTTCAGCGGGTTTGCCCGCCCCACCTGCCCCACCGCTTGCCGGGTTGTCTTCCGCGATCATGGCCCCGGCCTTTGCCATGAAACGGATAAGTTCAGGATGGTTGCCGCCACCACTCGCATTCAGATATTCCTTCAGCGCAGGCGTTCCGAGACGATCCACAGCGCGCCGCGCGGCCAGAACCGACCCATCCCATTTGTCGCCGCCGATCTCGGGGTCTTTCTTCGCGGTATCGGCCCAGCCTTCCATGATCTTCCCGAAGTCTTCCGATTGCTTCGCAGCCCGCGCCTGTTGAATGCCGATGTATTTGTCCACCAGCTTCTGCGCTTGGGCATGTGTCAGGCCAAGTTCCTTGAATTCAGGCCCAAGGGCTTCGGCCAGTTCGGTATCCAGATCGACGCCATCAGGCATCTTCAGATCATACTTCCCGTCTTCGGGAACCTTCGCAGCCGGATCATTGGCAGGCGGCTTGGTCTTGTCGTGTTCGGCCTTCGCAGCCGCGTTCTCTTCAGCCGACTTCGCAGGATCGTCCTGATATTCCTTCCACTCGCCAGCGGGAGGCGCGGCAGGATCGGCGGGCTTCTGATCACCGGCAGGCGGATCGGCGGGCTTGTCAGTCGGGAACAGCACAGACCCAGCTTCGGGCGCAGCAGCAGGCGCGGGATCAGCAGCGCCACCAGCGCCACCTTCAGCATTCCATACCGGCGAGATCATCCAGTTACGCTTCATCATCGTCTTCCTCATCTTGCGCCATTGCAGCGCGTTCCATTGCCTTCAGATCGGCCATGTCCAACAGCAGGCGCGGATAGGTGCGGGGATCGATCTCATCCAGCACACCGATCAGCCGCCGACCAATCGCCTGTTGACCAAGCACATAATCAGTTGCCGACCTGTCACCTGTGAACGCATCCCGGTAGATCGCCGCCTGTTCCAGCACCCAGAACAGCACACGCTTGCCTTGCGGCGTGGCCAGCACGGCCTTGAACGCATCAAGCGTGTCCTGCCATTCTCGCTTCTGTTCTTCGCCCGTCATCCGCTAATCCCCAACTGAGACAGCAGCCCTTGGCCACCGGGCGCATTCCGCGCTTCGGCCATGACAGCCGCAGCTTCAGCGCCTTGCTTCATCGCGGGCGCGACGGTCGCGGCCATCTGGGCATTCTCTGCCATCTGTTGACGCTGGGCGCGGGCTTGCCGCGCTTCCTGCACCTTGTCATCCGGCACGATGATCGACGGCGGCGCGCCCACCATGTCGGCATACTGATCAACCGCTTCATCAGCATCGAACTTGTCCAGCACGTCAGGCTTCACCGCAGCGAGGTTGCCGATGTAAGCCGTCACCCGCTCAACAGCGCCGGTCGCCACGGCCTTCTGGGCTTGCGCCAAGATGGAGATGTATTCGATCTGAAGATCAACGCCTTCCAGTTCAGGCGGCGGCGGCGGCAGTTCCCGGCGACGTTCAAGGATGTTGAACGTCCGGTCGATCACCGGCCCAAGCTGGCCACCATAGACGTTTTCCAGCACTGGACCCAGCGCAAGCAGCTTTTCCTCTTTCCGTTCCGCGATCTCGAATTGATTGCGCGGCTGGATGCCTTCCATCTGACTGATCATCAGGAACAGGTCGGCATAGAACGCGCGGTTGATCCGTTCCTGCGTTTCGCGGATGTCAGCAGCCAGTTCCGACAGCCGCAGGTTCACTTCCATCGCAGGACGGAACCCCTTGCCACTCGGATCATCAACATAGGTCACAGCACCGGGAAGCAGCGATGTCGGGTTGTTCCGCATCGACGTGGGGCCAGTCATGGGCGGGCGAACGATCTTGTCGATCCCTTCCAGCTTCCGCGTCTGTTCCACCTGAAGCATCTTCACATCGCCCAGCGCGATCTGCCCCGGCGAGTTCGCATAGTCATCATCGCCCGCGATTTCCCACCCCGGCGCGATGATCGGGTTTTCATCGAACCCGCTTTCTTCCAGCAGCTTGTCATCGTTCGCGTGGTTGTGTTCCCAATAGTTCGACAGGAACGGCTTGTTCCGCTTGTCGATCCGGCCAGGCTCACGCGACAGGCGCGGTTCAATCGCGTGGCAGATGTCGAACGTCTTGCCGTAGTTCCCGCGATCCCACTGATCCTTCACCGCCTTCGAACAGGCATCATACCCGAACCGGTTCACGATCCTCTGCACCGACCACTTGAACTGCCGATACAGCGTCGTGGTGCGGCCCTTCTCATCGCGGGCGATCCAGAACCGCCCATGAAGCAGTTGCTGCATCCGCACGACCGTATCCGTGTCTTCCGACAGGATGCCGCACGACTGCCCGAACTGGCCGAGGTCGCCATAGCCCGTGTGGAACGAGGGATACACGTTGGACTTCTGGAACACTTCGCGCATCCGCTGTTCGACAGCAGACAGCCACGTTTTCACCGGCCCGTAATCCTTCAGGTCAGGGTCGAACGTGGTCAGGCGGAACCAAGGCCGCGCGGGCGATGTGATGCCTGAGTGCATCCCCGATGCCAGTGTCTTCAGGGCGAAGGTCGCGCTACTGTCCAAAATTTTCGCGCGCGAGATCGGCCCTTCGTTGATCGACTGCAAACGCAGGCGCGTCGGTTCAATGTGATCGGCCAGACCCTGCCACGTCGCTTCCCACGGCGAACGAACCGACTTGAGTTCTTCAAGGCGGCGGCGGTGATACTGCACCTGCTTTTCATTCGCCGGGGCGTTGGTTTGCATATCAGGCACCGAGCAATGTTTTCTTGTCAGTCGGAGCGGTAGACAGCGCGCCGCTTCCTGAAGTCAGGATCGTGGGCGCGGCAGACCGCATCCGGTTGCGCTGTTGACTGCCAGCCGTGCGAGACGCGGCTTCAGGCGTCTGAGGCGCGGCCATCTGCGTCGGCGGCACGATCTCAGGCGGCGCAGGAGGATCAGGCATCTTCGGTTGGCGCATCGTGCACATGGGGATCACCACAGGTTAGAGGTCAGAAGGAAAGCCACGTCGCGACGATCAGCGTGGCAGTGGAGACGATGCAGGCCATACCGACGGCCAGAGCAGCGCGGCGATACGACAGCAGCAGCAGCGTATCGGCGACGTAGCCCAGCGCCAGGATCAGGACCGAGGCAAAGGCCAGATGCAGGCTACCGAGGATCATGTTCATCGCGAACAGCATCGCCAACATCCAGCGACCATTCGCAGCAGCGTTCATTCGGATCATGTCTTCTTTCGGCATCTCATCATCCCAGCGGGTTGTAATCGACTTGTGCCTGATGATGGTTGCCGCCATGAACCGAGGCGCGATTAGGCACCACGTTGAACGCGAAGGTCAGCGCCAAAGCGTCAGCGAGATCAGGCGACCGGCCCAGCCGTTCCTTGATCTTGTCCTTGCTTTCCAGTTCGATGATGCCTGTCGATGGGACGCGATATGTCGGGCTGACGAGATCGTTCTTCAGGTCGATGTCATCCGGCAGCGCGCCGCCATCTCGCAGCCAATCGCGCGTTCGAAACCACATCTCGGTTCGCTTGTTCCGATACTTGGTATCATCGGCACGTTGCCCGAAGTTCACACCGATGGGCGAGTGTCCGAGTTCCCGCAGCCGAGCGATCACGCCAGCGCCATATCCGCCCGTGTCATCCACAAACACCGCGTCAGGCTTGAACCGTTCCATGACGGCCAGCAGGCGACCGGCCACGGCCATCGGATCAGCCTTCGCCATGACGACAGGCGGCATCCCCACAAGGCCCTTGCGACCGAAGATCACAGACTTGTCATCGCCGTGATAGGCCACATCGACACCGATCACGCGAACAGCATGTTCGAAGTCGCGCGCTGGGTAATGCCGTTTCATGGCGTCAGACACCAGATCGATGCTGATCAGCACGTTGTCAGCCGATGCAGTGAAGTCGCACAAGAATTCTTGGCGATATTGGTTTTCCGACATGATTTCCCTCGCAGCCTGCAATTCTTTCTCATCGATCAGATTTGTTTCATCGGCGCGATACATGCCCGCATACCATTCAGGATTTTTCTGCGCGTATTGATACAACTCGAAAAACTGGTTCATGCCCTTTGGCGTTCCAATGAAAAGGCACCAGCCTTTGCGATCTGCCAGCGCAGGGCGGATAATCTCTGGCCAAGTTTCAAGACGGCAGTCGGCAACCTCATCGATCACGACGCCATCGAAATAAACGCCGCGCATCGCTTCGCCATTGTCCGATCCATAAAGCCGGATCATCGATCCATTCGGAAACAGGATCGACAATTCGCTTTCATTCACAGACACGCCAGGAACGCGATAGGCGAACCGCTTCAGGTAATCCCAGCTTACCTGCTTGGCCTGTTTCAGATAGGGCGCGACGTAGCCATAGCGCGCGTTTTCCTTGCGCGTCCGCAGCGCGGCATCGATCAGCGCATTGATTGCAAGGAACGTCTTTCCGAACCGGCGATGACAGACAAGAACCGAAAACCGCTTCAGGCGCGAGTGTATCTCACGCTGGAACCTGTGAGGATCATATCCCGTCTGGACGCGGCTGGGGCTGAGATCATTCATCCGGCGCTCTCGGAACGCCAGTATCCACGATGATCGACACCGCGCCCTCATGCGTGGCGTTCACCTGCATCGGCAGAACCTTGCCCAGCAGCGTCAGAAACCCGACCGGGTTTTCATGCGCCTGAAGCGTCAGGTATCCGATCAGGCCACCATCGCCGCCCGCGTCTTCCGCAGCCTTGAGGATCGCATCCTTCAGCAGCCCGTTGATCTTGTTCGGGACGCCCTTCTTCCGACCACCGGTTTTCTTTCCCAGCGCCAATTTCTAACCCCGTCTAGTTTTCTATCCAGCAGCCGATCAGATCGACGGCTTTTCTCTGGCCCAAGGAATACATGCCTGAAGGTTGTCAGGTGGAATTTGGGGGGCGTGTTGCTGAGATCGCCACATTTAAACTGAACGGTTCAGTTTTGGCTTTACAAAAAAAGGGAATGTTAGAGAGGCCATTCCTACTCCACTGTAGTATTGTCTCTCTTCCCCCTTTTTTTTATCTCTCTTACTTCTCTCATTGAACCCCCTACCCTATCTCTAACATTCCCTTTATATCTAAGTATAAGAAAATAAAGAGAAAAATGGGTTTCTACACAAAGTCTGACCTGTTACTCCACAATTCTAAAGTTATCTCTTGCTTACGCTTGACTTTGAACGCTTTAACTTCAGCTTGTTACCCTAAGAACTGAAGCGTTTATGCAGATACCGTATTGACTAAAGGCCGTGTTGCGGTGATGTTGCTGGTATCGCAACACATGAGGTCAACATGGATTTTGAATATGACGTAGCAGAGGATCACAAGAAGGCGCGCGCCCGATATGACTTCGACAAGATACGCCCAGGGGCAAGCCTGCATGTGAAGACGCACGACGAGCGATGCCGGGTGCTGGCAGCGTTCCGCTACTGGGTGCTTCGGGGTGTCGAAAAGAAGCTGACCCCGCGCAGGGATGGAGCCTATGCCGTCAGCGCGCAGGTTGGCGAGGAAGACCCCAAGGGGCCGGGATACCGGATATGGTTCAAGTCGAAGTCGCATGACGCCCTGAAGACGGCTGAGAAGTGCGACGCACCGGGGGACATCTGAGATGGCCGACAATTATCCCCGCATGACAGTCGAGAACTGCGTGTCCATGCAGGACTTGCGCCCTGGTGTCTTGATGTTCTGCACGTCCAGAAAAGAGGTTGATGATTGCAGGGCCGCAGCATCAACGAAGATCAGAAGGAAGGGATTGAACCTGAGAACGTCTGTCGTTCGCGGAAAGAGCGTATCCGGCATTGATGGATGGCTGGTCGTAATCTATGGCGACGAATGGCCGTTTGACCGAGAAGAAGACGCGCCGATCCAGATTGAGAGAGGGGGAAAATCGTGACCTGCACCCCAGTCGCACTACCGCCCCACGGATCGCCGTATGATCGTGGCAGGGCGGATAGCTATTACCACCGCCAGATCAGGCCGCACAAATGGCTGGACGGCATCGGGCGCGTCGAGATCACCGATCTGACACCTGAAGAGATCGCGGAATATCACGCCGGATATGAAGAGAACGAAGATGCCGGGGAGTTTAAGGAATGGTGACTGAAACGAGACAGCGCCGCCCGAAGATCAAATACGAATTCCATAAACGCCGCGCGGGCGATGTCCTAAAAGTCCGCACGGCACAGGCGCGGGTTTATTACATGAGTGCGTTCGCCAACTGGAAACGGAATAGGCCGGGAACGCTGGCGGTGAATTCCGTGAAGGTGGAGGACGGGTATTTACTCAGGTTTTCTGGGATCAGCCCAGCCGAGGTAAACACGGCGCGGATCGCAGGCGAGGATATTTGAATGTTCGATCCTGTCCCGACCCTAATCCGTGGCGTCCTGTATCCGTCGCAGAAGGCCGCAGCCGCCGCGCTAGGGGTTCACTACACGACCGTCCAGAAGGCCCTTGAGGCAGGCACCCAAGACCGCGTAGGGATGTCGCCACGTGGCCGCAGGATCGCCGTGCAGGTCGAGATCGGAGGCGTTCGGTATCCGTCACGCAGGGCGGCAGCGATGGCGCTGGGCGTGTCGAAGGAGCGGATCGCGAAAATGATAAAGTCCGAATAAAAAACCTGTTGACGGTAGGAATAAATTGATAGTAGTGTTGTGAATATCGAAACACCGCACCGATAGGAGAACTTGAGATGACGAAGGCGCAGCACGACGCGATCCTTGAAATCGCAGAGAACGGAGAAAAGTTCTGGCCGCACGATCTGAACGTGTCAGCCCGCACGTTCGCTTCGCTTCAGCGCAAGGGATACATCCGCGTAATGGGTTCGGTGACGTTCGTCACGCCCGCAGGATGGGCGGCACTCGCCGCCTGACCCTCCGGTGATCGGCCCCGCGCGGGCCGACATCCCGAGTGCCAGCAGAAGGAGAAAACTCGACATGGATTTGAACGCACTGAAATCCGCCGTTGCTTTACTCGAGCAGATCAGCCAGCCCGCGACGGCATCCGCGCCCATCGGCCAGCTTGGTCGCAAGGTGATCATCCGCAGCCGTGACGCGGGCGTGATCTACGGCGAGTATGCCGGGAATGACGGTTCGACCGTTCACCTGAAGAACGCGCGTCAGCTTTGGAAATGGTGCGCCGCGACGGGTATCAGCCTGATCGACGTTGCCACCTATGGCGTCAAGAAAAGCGAGTGCAAATTTTCGCCTGCACAGGCGACCGTGACCGTGTTCAACGCCTGCGCGATGATTGACGTGACGGCGGAAGCGGCTGCCAGCGTTGAGGCTGTGTGATGATCTGGAACGCTGAATACGATCCAGCAAAAGACGGCTCCGGCTACGGCTCCGGCTCCGGCTCCGGCTCCGGCTCCGGCTCCGGCTACGGCTCCGGCTCCGGCTCCGGCTCCGGCTCCGGCTACGGCTCCGGCTCCGGCTCCGGCGAGGGCGACGGCTCCGGCTACGGCTACGGCTCCGGCTCCGGCTCCGGCTCCGGCTACGGCTCCGGCTCCGGCTCCGGCGAGGGCGACGGCTCCGGCTACGGCTACGGCTCCGGCGACGGCTCCGGCTCCGGCTACGGCTACGGCTCCGGCCTCCGCCCCATGCAGCGCCCGGAGGGTATGGAATGAAAACCGCGCTGATCATGCTGGCTCTGACCGCCAGCGCCGCCGACGCCGCCACGCGCTGTGTGTTTGTCGGTCAGGCGTATGTCTGCACCACGGACCGGGGTCAGGTGGCGACCGGGGTTTGTATTCAGTTGGTAAGTGGGAGGATTAGATGTCTGTGAGTGACGAGAATCTGATTGCGGAGGCCGAGGCGCTATCGGCGATGATCCACATGGGCGAGAAGGTGTCATTCGGCCAAGACACGGCCATGATTGACCGCCTGATCGTCGCCCTCCGCGCCATGCAGGCCGAGACGGATGCGCTGAAAGCCTACATCGAAAATGACGCTGATTGGAAATTCAGCGCCAAGCGCAGGCTAGAACTGTTCCGCGAACAACGGGCCAGAGCCGAAGCCGCCGAGGCCAAGCTGGCGGAGGTGGAGAAGGAGCGGGATGAGGCGCGCGCTGAACGGACGCAGCACATGATGAGAGCGCGGGATTTGCTGTCACGCCTGCACCCCGCCGAGGCCACCGTCGCCACGCTCACCGCGCAGGTGGATGTGGTTGCAAAGTGGAGGCGCGCATTCGCCGCACAGTCACGAAAGCTGCAAGCCGTGCTGCATATACCCGGCGTCAAGGAAGAACTCGCCGCCCTCGACACGCCCGCCCCCGCGCTGATGGATGAACTGGTGGAGGCGCTGCGGCTGGCAGATGCCGCGCTGTCTGGCGCGAATATGAACATGGAGGTTGTGGAGAAGAAGGTGAAAGCCGTCCTCGCCAAGCTGGGAGGGAAGGCCAATGGGTGAGCGAGAAACATACAGCACCAAGGGCGCGGAATGCCCGCACTGCAACTACCTCAACAATCCTGCCGACGATAACTACAGACTATACAGCGAAGACACCTCCGAGTGGGAATGCGGAGGCTGCGAAACGTCTTTTTCTGTTGGCGTTTATGTTTCGCACTCTTGGACATGCCGCCCGCTATACGAGGATGACGCATGACCCGCGCCCTCTCCCTTATCGCCCACAACACAACGGAAGGATGATGTGATGACAGCCGGACAAGCCGCCAAGGCGTTGCTTGAGGACCGCGATGCGCTAACGCACTTCGCCATTATGGTGATGCGAAACAACCGCCTAAAGGATGGCAAGCGCATCGGATACCAGCCCGCAATTGAGGCCGCCCTGCAACGTCTTATTGACGAGGACGTAACCCTATGAACCCCATCGAACAAGCCGCCCGCTGGCTGAAGGACGTGCCGCGCTATGGCACAGACCCTGACGACTGCAACGGTTTCATCCCTACAGCAGACGGCGCTTGGCTAGATCGCGATGAAGTCCTCGCCGCCATCGCCCGCCACCTCGCGCCGGGGGATGATCTAGTGGCACAGGCAACGGCTGCGCTGGAAGGCGTGACGGATGGGCCATGGACCATCCCCGGTCAGCCGGACAAGATTTGCGCCGAAGGCTATACCAAGAACGGCGCGGCAAAAACCATCGCAACAGTCTGCACCCCGTCGTGGATGGGCACTTCGGAGCCGTGGGCAAACGCCTGCTTCATCGCCTTCACCCGCCAATGGGTGCCGGAAGCCGCCGCCCGCATATCGGCGCTGACCGCGACGGTGGCGTGGTTGCAGGCCGAGCGGGAAGCGCACCATGCCAACCCGGCAGACTTCCGCTATTGGGAAGGCCGCTACCGAGATGAAGCCGCCGAAGCCGCCACCCTGCGCGCCCGTCTGGCGCGGATGGAGGGTGATCAAGAGCGCGTCATGCGGATAGCTGCTGGCTTGTTCCCCGGTGGATACGACAACAATCTGGCGACGATACGCGCCGCCGCCCTCACCGATGGAGGCAGCAATGGGTGACATGATCGACCGTGACGCGGCGCTGAAAGCCGTTGCCGAAAACGACTTGGTGACTGCCATCCGCATGATCCGCGCCCTTCCCGCCGCACCCGCCGAGGACGTGCGGGCGGGGGCGCTGAAAGAGGCGGCGGCGATTGCTTCCGACATGGGCTGTCAGGCCGTGGCAGCGTCCATCCTCCGCGCGCTGGAAGGTGAGCCATGACCTGCCTCATCGCCGCCGTCGTTGTTGCGGCTGTATCGTTCTTCGCGGGCGTGTGGGCTGCCTGCGCCAGGTTGAGGGGGTGAGGGGATGCGCAAACGGCCTTGGCGCGAAGCCGCTACAGCTACAGAGATGCCGGATGGAACGATCAGCGCAAAGCTGCACGGGTTCCCCATGACATCCACAGGCGCAACCTACGAAGAAGCGTTTGCGCGGGTTGGCGCTTTTCTGGACGTGAGCAGAAAGGCGCGCAAAGACTTTATGGAGAGGTTTCCAGATGAGGCATAGCCCCCTCGCCGTTCGCGCCTCGACCGCCGCCGCGCCGAGATATTTCCTTTCGCCGCCGACACGATCAGCGCGAATTTCACCCGCGCCTGTCGATTTCTGGGGATCGATGATCTTAGATTTCACGATCTGCGACATGAAGGGATCAGCCGATTGTTCGAAATGAACTGGACGATCCCGCACGTCGCGGCAGTGTCAGGGCATCGGTCGTGGCAGAGCCTGAAGCGATACACCCACATCAGGCAGACGGGTGATCGATGGGCGGGATGGACCTGGGAAGCGCCGGGATCGAACCGAAATGATGACGCCGTTACCGTGGCCACGTCACGAACGTCCAAGTAGCACCAGCTACCCACCTCCCGCAGTTATGCGGTCCAATGCAAGGGGATCGCGCATCGTCAGCCGCGCTTGGCCAGTTTGCACCAGTGTCTTGCGCCATCCCCTCAAAAAAAGGCCCCGCCGAAGCGAGGCCCTAAGTCCAACAGGGAGGTAGCCCGTATCGCCGGGACGATGCGTCTCACGCTAGACATTTAACGAGGTCCGTCTTGGGAGAACCGTCATCCAGACCTGTTGCGAATATCGCATCAGCCGTTGCAGGCGTCAACCCCCAAACAGCGCGACCACCCGATCCCAGAACGCGCCCAGGCCAGCAGCCAGCAAGCCCGTGATCAGAGCGATCAGCGCGCCAAAACCACCGGCGCGACCAGCAGCTTCATCCGGCCCGACCGGGATGGCTTCAGCAGTCCGCACGGGCGAGATCGCAGGCGCAGGCGACCATTCGGTATCCCTGATCTTCTGCCAACGGTCGAACGCCGCCTTGATCTTCTTGTCGTATCCGTTCTTCGCAAACCCCGGCCCGTTGTAGCCGCGCGCAAACCCGGCCCAATCGTGACGGCGCAGTTCATCATCCAGCTTGTTCGCTTTGATGAACCTAATCATCGCTTCCAGATGCTGATCTTCGTCATCGGCAAACGCCTTCACCATCGCCGCCGCACTCAAAAACCCAGCCGCCGCGTGATTGAACCCCATGATCTGGCCGAGGCCCCACGACGCGGATCGCAGTGCAATCTCAGGATCGATCTTCATCGCCGCGATCAGGCGCGGGAAGCTGTCCTTCGGATAGTCGCGCCGCCAGTTCGGATATGCCAGCCCTTGCTTTGCAGCAGCATCGCGCTTCGGCCCCTTGCCGAGCAGCCGCCAGAACACATGCGGCTCAAACAGCATCTTCACGCGGCCCTTGCTGTCGAACCCCGATCCGGCGCTTTCCACATCCAGGATCGCATGAACCTCATCTTCGCCCACACCGATCATATGACCGACGCGCGGGAGATCGATGTCTTCGATACGCTTGGCCTTGCCCTTCCAAATTTCCATTGTCGCATCCCCTTCCGTTAGGAGAGACAACCTTCCGCGAAGAAGGTTGACCCAGCCGAATATCGCGCGGCATCCTTCAAGGCTTCCAACGCTGTGAGGAAGCTGACAAACATGGCCCTTATCGACCGGGAGGACCGGCACCTGTTGCTCCGCGATGGCTTCATAGTCGTGCAGGTGAAATTCGGGCAAATCAGCGCCGCCTACCACAGCGCAGGGTCCATCACGCCCTGCCTGTCATCAATTTCCGGCCGATCCAGTTCGGTATCCTGCAACCGTTCCCGCAGCACCGTAGCCAGATCAGCGCCTTCCAGCCCTTCGCACCACGGCCCCGGCAGATAGTAAACCCGGCGAGGCTTGCCGTTCCACTTCACGGTCTTGTCCAGACGCGCCCATCCCATTTCCCGCATGATGCTGGACATCGTTGTGGTCGAGGCAGACCGCCCGCCCATCGCCTTCACCAGATCGTTCAGCATGTCAGTCACCAGCACGTCGCGCCCGACGCCCAGCCCGCCCAGCGCGATAGCCTCACGAATGTCCGCAGACAGCGGCGACCGGGACGCTTCGATCATGGCGATTTTCGCATCCGTCATAGACGGCGCATCGAACCTGTCGAAATCAGACAGATCGACGGACAGCAGCCAGCCGCGCAGGACTTCAGGGTGCTTCCCGATGGCATCGTGCAGCCGCCGCCAGTATTCTTTCGTCAGTTCCCGCAGCACTTGCGGGCGATCCTTGAACCGTGTCTTCCAGACGCCAAACCGCCGATCCCCTTCAGGTATCCGCAGCCCGTCCATGTTATTCGTCAGGCCCATGTAATTCGTCACGTTCACGACCGAGCGGCCTTTCTCGCCCTTGCCCACCACCGGCACTTCGGAATTCGTGATAGGCGCTTTCAGCTTTTCCACGACTGACGATCTATTCACACCGTCCTGATGCAGTTCTTCCAGCACCCGCACCGCCGCGCCTTCAGCCCAGCTTGTGAAATCGGAGAACAGTTCTTCCGGCCCGACCGCGACCACGTTCCGCCGCCCCATCGCTTGCTGCAAGATCGACCCGATTGTGGTTTTCCCGTCGCCCTGTTGACCGACGAGGATAGGTGCCCAGAGGATTTTCTTGCCGGGATGCTGGACGTTGTGCGCCAGCCACTTAATGATCGTATCAGCCCCATCGGGCAGGATATTGTGGATGTGATCCCGCGCCGCCCGCCAAGCGTCATGCGACTGCCAGTCAGGATCAGCCACCGGCACCGATGCAGGCAGATATGAATTCAGGTGCAGCACCCCATCGACCCAGACCGTCATCGCATCCACGTCAGGCCGATACATTGTCCGAGATGCCACCAGACCGTCGCAGAAATCGATCAGCGTTTTCGACGGAGGAAACCGCACGTTTTTCGTTTCGCCCTTGCCGTCGATTGTTTCGATCATCGGAGTGTCATTCACCATCACCAGATCGAACGGCCCGCGCGCCATACGATCCCCGGTATGGACGTGACAGAACACGCCTTCTGACGACAGGAACGCCCACTCCCGCATCAAGTCAGCATCGCCGCCCCACGCGCGGTATGGGATGCCGGGTTTCGATCTGCCAGACGCAGGCACCGCGCGCCGCTTCGACTTGTCGAACTCGATCAACTCGCCGGACTTGTCCATCTCCACTTCGCCCAGATCGCCGTAGGGATCAGGCACCCAATCGCCAGCATCGTAATCACGCGGTGGCGGCTCAGGAATACCCTCTGGGGCTTCAGGAGCGGGCGCAGGAGGCGGTGCAGGCGGTTCGGGCGGGGTATCGCCCCCATCAGGTTCCCAGGCCCGCACACGCGCGCGCATGAACGCATCGATCTCATCCCGCGACCAGCCTTCATCGGCAGCATCGGCGATGTCCCAGCCCTTCGGCTTGTCCTGGACATCCATCACCTTCACCGTGCAGCCCATACCGTGCAGGATCGCGGCAATCTTCGACGCGGTTTCCAGCCCCGGCCCATCGGCATCCGGCCAGATCACCACCGAGCGACCGGCAAGGGGCGACCAATCTGCATGATGGATGCCATAGGTTCCCCCTGCCCATGACATGAACAGCCGCCCCGTGATCGCGGCCCCGACCGTGGCGCACTTCTCACCTTCGGAGATGATCACCTGTTTTCCACCGGCCAGACGATCCAGGCCGAACAGCGGGCGCGGCTTCGGGAACGGATACCGGCACCATTCCGTGGACCCGTCAGGCAGGCGACACCACATCACCATCGGGGTTTCCTTGCCGCCGTCCTGAAGATCGTGGCGCAGGACGTAGCCGATCAGACTGCCATCCGCCGCGCGATACGGGAACGCCATCGAAGGCGTGATCGTCCCGAACTTGTCGCGCTTCGGGTTCCATAGTTTCACCCGCCGACCGGCCTTGATCTCACCGGCAGGAGCCAGCGGCACGATCCCCGCGTAGATGTCCACCGGTTCCGCAATCCGGCGCGGTTGGACGTTTTCACGGCGCACTTCACCACCGAGGACGCGGATCGCTTCCTTGAGATCGACGCCTTTCATCTTCTGGACAAAATCCAGAACGTCGCCCTTTTCCCCACAGCCGAAGCAGTGAAACCGCTGGACCCCATCCTTGCCGGGAAAGATCGTGAACGAAGGCGTGTCTTCCTGGTGCAGAGGACAGCAGGCGATGAATTCATGGCCGTCCTTTTCAAGACGCACTCCGAAATCAGCAGCAACGATATGCAGCGGGTTTTCCTGCCGCAGCCTGTCGATGTCAGCCATTTAGCGGCCCCCAAACAGATCGCGCTGCGTTGCGTTAATCGCAACGCCAGAGATACGAAAAACGCGATCATCAACCATCGCCGCAAATTCAGGGTTCAATTCGCAGAGGATCGCGCGGCGACCATGCTTCAGCGCCACCCCTGCCGTGGTTCCGCTACCGCCGAACGGATCAAGCACCACACCGCCTTCTGGACACCCGGCAAGAATACAGGGTTCGATCAGATCGGGCGGAAATGTCGCGAAGTGCGCGCCACTGTAGGAACTGACGGGGACGGTCCACACGTCACCGCGCAGTTTTGTCCCTCCACCTTCTGCCGAAACTCTAACCGCGTCACCGTCAAACCAATACCGATCCCGCTTAGTGAACATGAAGATGTGTTCATGAGACTTTACAAAGCGGTCACGCACCTTCTCAGGTGTGCAATTCGGCTTTTCCCAGATAATTTCTTGACGCAGATACCAACCAGCATCCCGCATCGCAAAAGCAAACCGCCACGGAATACCCATAGCTTCCTTGTTCCTGAAGCCGTCCAGTTGCAGCAGTTTCTTGCTGCGGTGCGGCGCACCATCGACCGGCATACCGCGCTGATTTCCGTTACTTGAACTTTGCGGGGGGAATTTCCCATCCTTAAAGCCAGCATAGGTATCCCCGATATTGACAAACAAAACGCCATCATCACGAAGAACACGCGCGACCTCAGAGAACACAGAGACAAGGTTTGCAACATACTCAGGCGCGCGGCGTTCAAGGCCGATCTGGCCGTTCATTCCATAATCCCGCAGCCCAAAGTATGGCGGAGATGTCACGCAGCAGTTCACAGACCCTGTTTCGATCCCTTTCATCCGTTCGATGCAGTCGCCAATCAGCACCTTCAGCATCCCGTTCCCCATCGTTCCCTGTTGCTCTTTTCACAACACTACACGCGCACAAAGGCAACCCCATAAATCGCGCTGATCGTGAAATTATTCCTTTGACCCAGCCCTTGCGGTCAGTATCCCCGCCAGGTCCGAGATGTTGCGCGCGACACCGGCCAGGCCCCCGGCCTTCTGCACCGCCGCGATCCACTTCGCCTGTTCCTCAGTCGCGCGCGCGCCGTCCTTCACTTCGACCTGGGCATAGACCGCCACTGTCTTGCCCACCATCTCGGGCGTGATCGTCACCGGCACCCAGCCGCCCAAGTCCGACATCCCCGCGATCCCGGCCTTGAACGGTCGCGCCGCGCGGATCACCACATCACCAGGCCGCACCTGGACAGCGCGCGCCCGCTGGACACGTTCAGCTTTCCCGACCCAGGCCAGGCCGACATTCTGCCGGAATAGACGCGCGCCCATCGCAGATGCCGCGATCTGCAATTCCCGCATCAGGGGGATTTCATCGCTCACGCCTTCGCCCTCTTCTGAAGCCAGTATTTGGCGGTGAACTTCGTGTCTTCGTTCATGTCCGACTTATCCCTGATCCATTCCAGGTAGTCAGACGGAGCATCGGCGAACGCCATCCCCTTGTGCTTGCCGAAGTTCATCTTCCGCAGCAGCGCCGGATAGCGCGAGATCGTCAGCAGTTCATCGACCGACCGTTCAGCCAGCAGCCGCCGCAGAAGATGCGCCGTCACATAGGCATCCGGCAGCGCGCGATGCGGAGGCATCGACCGATCAGCGTCGAAGTCTTCAGCCCCATCCAGCCCGAGCCAATAGCGCAGCGCCTGGTTATTGTGGGCAGGCGCATCCGGCCAGACCACCAGCGCGCATTTGTAGGTGCATATCCAGCGCATGTTTTTGTAGGGCGTGAAGTGTTGTTCGAACTTCGCGTTATGCGCCGCGCAGATGTCGGCACCGTCCAAGAAGTCATCGACCACATCGCGCAGCACCGGAGCATCGGCCACGTCCGCATCGGATATGTGATGCACCGCGCGCGCCTGGGGCGGGATCGGCTTCGACGGCTTCACCAGCCAGCGAACCGGGCGCGTCACGCGCCACGGCCCGCCGTCTTCGCCCTGCACCAGATCATAGCTTCCCGCTTCGATGATCTCAGCGTCATCCTCTTCGTTCGTTCCTGTCGTTTCGTAGTCGATGACGCGGATCATGTTCGACCCCATCAGAACAGGATGCTGTCGTCTTCAGGCCCAGCGCCGCCGCCCTGCCCGCCGCCACCGTTGCCGCGATCTTCAGAAAAAATCGACACCATCACGCGATCCGACAGCTTCCGGCCCGCCTTGTGGTTCAGCATGTTTTGCAGCGTCAGCACCCCGGCAAGGTTCACCGTGGGGTCCATCAGGATATATTCACCCTTGTCGCTGGACAGGATCACGCCGACTTCGACGTATCGCCCCTTGGTCTGGCCGTCCTTTTCATACTCGCCAATCTTCGCAGTCAGCCGTTTTACCATTTCAGTTTCCTTTCGCTTCTGATTTCTGTCCCAGCACCAGCCTGTAGCCCTGCCGATACCCTACATTCTCAATCCCGATCCCAGAACCGGCCAGCTTTTCCCGCAGGTGGCACAGCGCCACCTTGAACGCGAGATACATCTTCGTCGGAGTAGGACCGCCGTCAGGATCGTCCACATACATCGCGTCGAAGATGCGTTCAGTCTGGACCGGATGACCCTTGCCCTTCCACACCGCGCCGAGGATGCGCGCTTCCAGAGGCGTCACCTTGAAGTGATCGATCACCACGTTCAGCGCGGGAACGCTCACCGGCTGAGTGCAGCACGGGCAAGGGATCGGTCGGTAAATCTCTTCGATGGGAACCTGTTTAGCCATACTGCCGCATCCCTTCCTTGGCCATCCTGGCGGACCATATGTGACTTGCCCACTTCTCAGGCGACCGGTATCCGCGCGCCGTTGCCAGCGCCACCAGGTCTTCCAGCGTTTTCACCTTCGCCTGTTCGATCTGCCGCGACCGCCGCACGGCTTCGATGTCGATCTCTTCCAGATCGTGTTCGATCTCTTCGATCTTCCGCCCGCCAGCGACCGCTTCCTTTGCCGGATACTGGTATCCGCATTCAGGGCAGACAGGCGCAGGCGGATGCGTCGCGAAGCATTCGTCACAGGTCACAGCCGCGACTTCGCGCTTCGCTTTTTTCCGGCCTTCCAGCGACCAATCCCGATCATCGTCAGGCAGGCCGAGGCGCTGGATGTTACCGACCAGATCAAGGATGATCGCCGGATAGGGCTTCTTCCGCAGCGCGCGCCCCAACTGTTGCAGGTGCATGGCCAGAGATTGTGTCGGGCGATGCAGCAGCACGGCTTCCACGGTAATGTCACGACCGACTTGCGCCGCCAGATCGAACCCTTCGCTGAACAGGTTCACAGACGTGATCACCTTCAGCTTTCGATCTGCGAAATCCATGAACGCGCGGTTCCGCACATCAAGCGGAGTGTCGCCACTAATCGCAGCGGCTTCGATCCCGTTCGCCCTGAATTCTTCGGCCAGTTCTTCGGCGCGCTGAACAGACACACAGAACGCGATGGTCAGCTTGTCATTGGCCATCTTGCGCCAGTGCTTCACCGCGTTTGCGACCACGGCTTTCCCCTGCATCAGCGCATCGATCTCGGACTGCACGAAGTCGCCGCCGCGCATATGCAGGCCCGATGTGTCGATCCCGGCAGGAGCGAACGCCTTGTATCTGGACAGGTTGCCGCGTTCGATCATCTCAGCAACGGTCGGCCCCGCTACCATCGTGTCGAAATTGTCCTTCAGGGGCTTGCCGTCGAGGCGTTCAGGTGTTGCCGTCAGGCCGATGATCTTCGCGCCCTTGCCGCGATAGTGCGACACGACAGCGTTCCAGCCCGCCGCCATCGACAAATGCGCCTCATCCACGAAGATGTAATCAGCCGGGATTTTGTCGAGGCGGTTTTTCAGGGTTGCGATGGATGCGATATAGACCCGATGATACGGATTATAGTGATGCCCCGCCGCGATGTATGAATACGGGATGCCAAACCCGTCGAATGTCTTGGCGGTCTGTTTCAGCAGTTCCTTGCGATGACAGGCGAAGATCACCCGTTTCTTTGCCTTGAACAGAATATCGATCAGCGCCGCCGCTAGCACGGTCTTGCCTGCCCCGGTCGCCAGCACCAGCAGCACAGCCGACGATCCCCGCAGCGCCACCCGCAGGTTCACACGGGCGTCTTCCTGATAATCGCGGAGGGTGATCACGATTGACCTCATGCGAAAAGATCGCCGCCCGTTGCGTTATTCGCAACAGTCTGGGCCTGCGAAATACGATCCTGGGCGATCTTGAAATAGTCGGGGTCGCGTTCGATGCCGATGAAGTTCCGGCCCGTGTTCACGCAGGCAACGCCGGTCGTGCCTGATCCAAGAAAGGGGTCCAAAACGGTATCGCCTGGATTGCTCCAAGATATGACGTGATCTTGCGCCAGCGCGACAGGGAAAACGGCTGGATGACCGTTCGCTTTGGAATTCTTTTCGGTTGGCTGAAGCCAATAGTTTAGGCGGCTCCCGAAGTCTTTTATCTTTTTTGCTTCACCGCGCTGCGTCGATGAATGCAGCTTCACGCTCCCATCTTCTTTTCGCAACGTGCCGTGAACACTAGAACCGGCGTATTTATTTTTCTTGTCGCAAATCTGGTTAAATGTTTTCGGAGGCCCCTTGGTAAACACAAACATATATTCAAAAGCCTGATAATACCTGTTGCTCATGTGAAAAGGTGTCGTGTCTTTGCACCAGATCATCGTGTCGTGCAGCTTGAACCCGCACTCAATTGCGAACAGGGCTTGTCGGAAGCTGGTCCCAGTTTCCGATCCTTTGACCGTGGCATCAGCAACAATCCATACCGCCGCGCCGCCGTCTTTTGTCACTCGGAAAACTTCACTCAGGACTGCTTGCCATTTCCCTTCGGTCCAGTCGTGAAGCGTATCATTGTATGTTCGAAGGCTATCGTATGGCGGTGATGTTACCGTAAGATCGACCGACCCTGTTGCGATTTCCGCCATGCGTTCCAGGCAATCGCCTAGCATCAGGTTCATCATTTCCCCACCACCATCCGTTTGATCGCAGCCTCATGCGGAGCGATCCGCCGCAGCCGTTGCGCGATGCCGTGCAGGTCTTCCATTTCTTCGGCTGTCAGCAGCATCCACGCTTTGCCCGCAGGACGGCCATCTTTCATCGTCGCGCGCCTGATCAGGTATCCGATCATGTCGGCTTGCTGTTCTAGCGTGAGGGGCGGGCGGGCTTCGGTCACTGGAACACCCGCCCCAGCGACAGCAGCGTGAAGGTGAACGCGCCCATTCCGATACCCAACAGCACGGCTTGCACGACCGCATATCCCGCCGCCGATCCAACGCGCTTCAGCCGAGCCTTGATCACTTCGAGGCGAGTAGGCGGCACCACAACGATCCGGACCATCGTTCGATAATCAGCCGCAACGATCCCATACGACCAGCGCATCACTTCATAACCGGCAGCAGATCAGCAGCCTTCAGCGGGATGCCTGCCCGACGCGCGGCCTTCATCAGCTTCAGTTGATCCCGCGCGTTGATCAGCCCTTCTTCATTCGACAGCGCCAAGCTGATCTTCGACCTGTCCACCCCGATCTCGCGCGCCAGTTCGGCCTGCGTCATGCCGAACTTCCTGAACACAACCCGCCACGGGGTTTGCTTTTCAACGATCTCGCTCACGTCACACTCCATAGTGATGCACTTTCCGCAACACTACGTTGTGATACCAGCAACGTCAACAGGCCACGCGCGAGGAAAACAGGCGAGGCCACGATCCAGCGCGCGACCGGAGAGGCGTCCGAAGTGTTGCTGGAAACCGCCGCGCCGGTCATCGCCGTCATCCCCTGAAATCCTGAAATTCTGGTGTTGACATGATCGCAACGCCGCCTGTAGTGTTGCGATGTTCACAACGATCTGACGCAGATCACAACACTAGGAGACGACGATGAACCAGATAATCAGGGGCGACATCTC